CCATAGACAAGATGGCCAACACAGGAGCAATCCGTGCCACAGAAGCAAAAACAATGAGTGGCATCGCAATGCAAACTGAGTTTATGATGTTGGCAGCAAGACTTGCAGAAAAAGCAGACGCACTAGAGCTCACTGAAGAACACATTTGGCGTTGGATCTACAAGTACATAGGTGCAAACTATGACGCAACCATTGAATATCCACACGCATACAACATACGTGACAACAGCACAGATTTGGACTTCCTAATCAAAGCAAGAAGTAGTGGAGTAACCAATCCAGTGTTCCAAGAAGAAATCAACAAACAGATTGTTGAGTTGGTGGTAGAAGACAGCAACCTAATCAATGAAATCCACAACAACATGGCAGCACCACAGTTTGAAACACACACTATGACAAATCCACGCAGTGGTGAAACTGTTGAAGTCACCAGTCAAGCACAACACCTTGACCTAGTTGCAAGAGGTTTCGTATAATATGTCGCAGCACACTGAAGTTTTAGAATCAACAATCAAAGACTTTGAAGGTGCGGCAGCAGACACCACCCGTGCATTGGAGAACCGTATTGCAGAGTTGATCCAAGCAGGTGACACAAGTAGAACCAGCATAGTTGGCGCATATGAAACAGCTGCCAACATTGCAGCACAAAACGCAGGCAACTTAACTGCATTGAGTGAGGACACTATAGCAACACAAACTGCCGCAGGCATTGGAACAGGTGGTGTCCCAGAAGACAACAGTGTAGAAAACCTTTTGGTGGAAGATGCCAGAGGCACTATTAGAGAAACTATTATGAATCACGCTGAAACTGTAGCAAGTTTGGTGGTTGCAGGCGCTGTCACAGGCATAGCCGTAGATGCACTCACAAACCAAGCAAGAGGCAGTGTTAGTGGATTGATGATGAGCACATCAGATCCTGTTACCACAAGACTACAAACACGCTTTGCCCGTATGGCAACTGATCCAAACCGCAACGCAGAAGAATATCGCCGTCTAAGAAAACAGATACAAGATAGGTTGCCAGGCATTACGACCTCAGGCAGTTTGAGTGATACACTCAGAGGCGTGGCAGAAACTGTGGTGATGAGATTTGATGGTGCTTTCACAGCCAACAGAGGCAAACGGCTGGGCATTACCAAATGGACATACGAAGGTGGAGTTGTAGAAAACACCAGACCTTGGTGTGCAGAACTAACTGGTATAACCATGGAAGAAGATGAAATAAATGATCTATGGGGCGATACATGGGCAGGCAAAAGTGGAGACAATCCATTTGTAGATAGAGGCGGCTACAACTGTCGTCACTATTGGGTGGCTGTAGAAGAATAACAAAGCGTGAGGGCGCATTAGAAAGGAAAAAACATGGCATACAAGAAAAAAGGCAAGAAAAAGTAAGTTTGAACACCTTATTTGTTCAAACGAATAAATAACATTACAGTAATATACAGTAGAATGTTTACTCACAACACAAAGGAGGAACGCCAACAATGAGCGAAAATACATTGGAACAAAACCAGGCAACTGAGGCCACAGAGAATACTCTAACACAGGAATCAACCAAAACCTATACGCAAGCAGAGTTTGACAACCACATGGCAGGATTGAAAAAGAGTCTTACCAGCAAGTTTGAAAAACAGTTTGCAGACCTAGGTGATTTGAATGAACTAAAACAACTTAAAACGCAAGCTGAACAACAAAAACAAGAAGAAGCTATCAAGCGTGGAGAGTTTGAAAACATACTCAAATCATTGGCTGATAAAAAAGATGCAGAAATAGCAGAGAAAAACAAAGTCATTGAAGAATACACAGTGAACACACCATTACTAAGTGCCGCAGCGCAATACAAAGCAGTGAACCCACAACAAGTGGTTCAACTGATCCGCAATCAAGTTAGACTTGGAGAGAACGGGCAAGCTGAGGTAGTAGATTCAAATGGACAAGTTCGTTACAATGATCAAGGTTCAAGTCTCAGTGTTGATGCGCTAGTGCAAGAGTTTCTACAAAGCAACCCGCATTTTGTAAGTGCTGCACCAGCAACCACCAACACTAAATCTGCCGTAACAGGCAGTGGCAACCTAGAAGACTTTGATATCTCTAAACTGGACCTTAGCAATCCAGAACATAGAAAAGTATACGCCCAAGCCAAACAACGTGGCTTGATTTAGTTAAAAAAGGAAAAATAACATGGCAAACGCAGCATACACATCAGGTTTTAACACTGATGCATTATTCGTCGCAGCAAAAGCGGCAACAGTTTACGCAGCCCACGAGCAATCATTGTTCTTAGGTGGCGGAATGATCCCAGTTGTAAACTCTCCAAACGGACTTCTACAAGTTCCTGAGTTGGCAGCAGTTGCAGCAACTACACTAACAGCAGAAGCATCAGAAGGCGTTGACTTAGACGCAGTTCTAAGTGCAGACACAAAAAACATCATCCAGTGTGATATCTACGCAGCTCGTAGTGTTATACGTGACTTGGGTAACATTGATCCAAGTGAGATTGGTAGAGTATTGGGCAACGCAGTTTCAAAAGCATTTGACACAGCAGTTGTAACAGCAATGAACGGCTTAACAGCTAGTACATCTGACTCAGATCCAATGACTGTAAACGCATTGTTTGATGCAGTTGCACAGATTCGTGGCAACGGTGAAACAGGTGCGCTTATGGGTATTGTATCAACAGCAGAAGCAGCCAACTTGATGAAAGACATTGGCACAAACGCTTACGGCGGTGGTGACTTCCAAAGTGAAGCAATGAGAAATGGCTTCCTTGGCCAGGTCGCTGGGGTAAGGCTATTTCAAAGTAGTTACATCACAGGTGCAAACAAAGGCTTCATCTTTGCAGGTGACGCAATGCGTATCGCAATGCAAAAAAATGTAGATATTGAAACAGCTAGACGCCCTGAAGCAGTGGGCCAGGACGTTGTCGCAAGTTTACACGCAGGCGTAGGCGTTATTGATGCAGGACGTGGTGTTAAGTTAGTTAACGTATAAGGGGTAATCAATGGCATTCATTGTTGAAGATAATATTACAATAAGTTTTGCAGAGTTCACAGATGTCTTTAAGACTGATGTGCGTCTGTTTGACAGCAATGAAAGTCTTACTGATGACACTGTGGAAGCAAGTTTGATAAGATGCACCAGCAGAATATTAGACAACATTCGCAACACAGATTGGTGGCAGGGCCTGTATTCACAACACGCAGGTTCTGTCAACCGCATTGACATTCCCTCTCCTGATCCTGATCGCATAAAAACCAGACTCAATGACTTCACAGACTTGTGTGTTTATTGGGCTCTCAGCGATTATATATTGCCCAGCATTGCAGACTTTGGCGATGTTGACAGCAACGAAAGACAGAAGATGGGCTACTACAAGAACAGAGCAGATGAGTTGTTTTTGGAGTTGGTCAATGCGGGTGATTGGTATGATTTTGACAATGACGGTTCAGTGCAAACTGATGAAAAACGTCAGGGTAACCTAACATTGAAAAGGGTGCGATAATGAGAGATCAAGTTATAGAATATATTACGGCAGCGCCGCTTGGACGCTATAACTTCAGCAGGGAGATACCATACAGAGAAAATGGCGTTCAACTGCATCTCAAGAATCCTCTTACAATATATGTGGACGAAGAGGACTTTCAACAGCAAAGTCTTTTTCGTACACTAGGAACTACCAACATTGATGTCTTAACAACAACTGTTGAAATCAAGTTCAGCAATGATGCAAAGAATACACCCAACAACTATGGTGAGATAGTGAGTTATTTACTGGCTGGCAAAAACCTAGGCACTGGCTTCAATGATGCCACTGCAAGTTTGAGCACAGAGATAGTAGAAGATTTACAAAGCACAACCATAGAACTACAATATACAAAGCTAATATAAGGAAAGCAACATGGCAAACTATATCTACCCAGCACCAGGAACTGCTAATGTAGAAGCAACACTAAAACTAAAAGTGGCTTCTAATGGCGCAGACACTGGTCTAACAATACCTAGTTTACAGGATATTACTGTAAACGCTGCCAATGATACGTTTACCTGGACGCAGCTAGATGAAGGTTCTAAACAACAGATTGCTACAACAGCAACCAACAGTTTGAACACAAACCTAGTGTTGAACCAAACTACATTTTTTGGAACAACTGGTTCAGGCGGAACAACAGCAGCAGCACTAGGCGTCTTTGGCGCCTCAACAGACAAAACATTGATGACATTCTCATTGTATATGGGCGACGAGAGCGATGGCTCTGCAGGCAAATATCTTGAGGGCAACGGATATGTTACTGGTCTGGCTCCAACAGTTAGTGCTGATGAACCTGTATGGGTTTCACCAGTTACTATTTCAATCACAGGTGATTACACTGTGGCTGACAGCGGAACATTCTAAAAACAAGAAATAGGGCTCTTTGAGGGCCCTATTTCATTATAAGGTTAAATACAATATGGATCAAAAGAAAGAAGACACACTGAAGGACAACAGTGATCTAGAGTTGTTGAGTGTGTTGTTGCGTGAGATAGCCAAAGCAGGCAATGAACTACGCAGCGCAGAAAAAGACGCAAGCAAGGCAAACCGCAGATTAAGTTTTGCGATTGTACTA